AGGTCTGGACCAAAATCGTCAATAGTTATTATCTGGTCAGCTTGAGTTAATAAGCAGTTAATAAGTACCGGTGGTAGAAAAGTCTTATGTAAAGATTCTCCGTAGATGTTTGATCGAGTATCTCCTAAAGAAATTTTATAATAAGCTGCCTCCTGCTCGACAATCTCTCGCAGAATCTCTCTATTCATTTTGCGAATAAGAGCGAAGTCGTTTTTACTTCCAAATATACTCATATTTCTGACTGTTCAATATGACGTTCAGAGAATTGGAATTTCTTTAAATCAGGAATAGCGGTCATTGCTGCCTTTTGAACTTCTTGGAACGTCTCAAGGGCTGGCTTAGTGGTGATAATTTTTATCAATAGCAGACCTCTAGGTCTATCATCTTCCTTATTGGATTTGTTGTTTACAACCGCGACTTTATCTACGCTTCTAATAAGCTGTGCGATAGTTGTAATATCTGTTTCAGGATTGAACTCAACGTATACATACGTTTTGTACATTCTGAATTCTACCTCACTGAGTAATTGCTCTAACAGTATCATCCTACAAATATAGTCATTGGAACACTCTGGAGTGTTGTTTTTATAAAATCAGTCTCGTTAGCTTTTCTTTCCAGTTGATTACGTCTTGAGGTTTGCTCTAACATATCTCTTAACTGAGTAAGTAGTTCAGTTTTTTCTGTTCTAGCATCTGTAAGAAGATCGGTTTGGTTAAGTCCGGTGTTTGATCCCGGTACAGGAATCTGCTGGTACTTACCTCTAATATAGCCTAAAAGTTCTTTTGATAAAGCTAAAGCGTACCGGTAGATCCACTGACGGCCTACTGAGTTGATTCCTGCGTAAGTTGGGTTATCGTAAGGAACCTCTCCTACGTTGGTAATCAAACCTGCGCCCGAACCTGATACTGCAGCTGTTCTTTCTGAACGCTTAAAGTAATCAATTCTTACTGCTAGTCTTTCTCTTGGTACCGGGAAGATTGAAAGATTGTTTCCTACAAGTTCAAACGAATAGGCTGATCTTCTAATCTGATCGTTGAATTCGATTGCCTGTACCTTGAGCATATCGTAGTATGCAGGCATTAATAAGAAGTTGATACCCGGTGAGTATGAACCAAAGTCAAATGCATCCATTAAAGATTGGATACCGGTACCCGTTCCTGCATAAGGGTCAAAGTAACGAAGGATTGCAGGAGGTGCTTCGTAGTAAACTTTTACGATTTCGATTCCTCCGGTTATTCCTTGCTGGGTCGCCCATGTATCAAGGTCGTAGGTCTGTACACTAGAGGTAAGCTGCAGTAATCCTGAGTACTTGGCTATGCTTCCTCCAACACCGGCTTCAGTGCCGTAGTTCTGAGAGATTTGAATTACTCTGTCTAATGAAGGCTGAACTAAGGTGTTATTAAAAGATCCGGCTGAAGAAGCTCCTTCCATTGAGAGGTAGTTTTCTCTTACCTTGTATTGAAATACTTCGTTACCGTAAGTTGTTACTGCTTCTTCAAAGCAGGCGTAAAAAGATCTAGCCTGTAACTCTACATCCATCAGAGGATATCCTAGACGGGTAGCACAAAATGAAGCTACCTTGTCGGCATCAGTCTGAAAGTCTGTGTCGTTGTCGTAAAAGCCAAAAGGTGTTTCTCCTGGAAAGAATGTACTGGTACCGGTCCAGATTGTTACGTCAGCCATGCTTTTTCTTTATAAATAGGAAACCTTAGTAGTTAAGTGCTTGCCTGATGCGTAAAGTAAAGTTGTCTACTACTGTTTGAATTTCTGCTGCTGTTACCTGTACCCCAGACTGCTTTGATAGTAGAGTTTTGATTGCTAGAACGTTTGCAACATTGCTTCCGGTTGTATAAAGGTATGATCCGTTACCCCCATTAGCAGTAGGTTGTGCAAAAGCGTTTATAGTTCCGAACGAAGAAGTCCAGTTGGTGTGTCCCAGCAGCATAAATACATCCGTATGGGAGGGGTCTCCGGCGGCGTAAGTCTCTCTGTAGTAAGCATAGGTTGTAAATCCGTTTACTGTACTTCCGCTGTAGATGTATCCTGCTGCTAAAGTACCAAATCCATCTGCTCCTGAGTTACCTCCTGATTGCCAGCCTGTTGAAATACCGTTAGTAGCTCTGGTACCTAGAACTGTTAGAGGTAGGAAAGTTAAACTCTGAGTTACTGCGTACTGTTCGTATCCTAGACTCACATAATGAAAATCTGTATCTACTACGGCTGAAGAAGTTACTGTATAGTTGCTAGCGGAAGGATAGGCTGCGGCACTGTAAGCTGGAGTGTTAGCGTAGTTTAGGTTACTTCTAAGCCATGGAGTAGTAGCGTTGCCGGAATCGTACATATCAAGTCCGCCGTCAAGAATATGAAATCCAGTGCCGTCTAGCCTGTATGCATAGAAGCTAGGGTTTCTAAAATCAGACATGTACCCTCTTAGGTAGGTAGCAATAGTATTAAGTAGGTTCGGTAAGGTACCCGTAACAGGAAGGCTTCCTGCTACAGGAGTGGGTGCTTGCGATACAAATGCAAACGGAACAAACATTAAATTAGGTTCTTAACGTTAGCTAAATATACGTCGGTAGAATCGAATGTGATAAGGGATACAATGTCAACTCCGGTACCGGCTGTAGGAGTGTAGCTTGAGCCACTGGCTTGTTTAACAGCTGAGTTAAAAGTTACTGTTCCTGAACCTCCTGTGTTGATTCTAAGGTTTACTGTCTGTCCTGGTTGTTGTCCACTAACATTAACGTGTGTGTTACTTCCTGCTGCTAGTTGCAAAGTAAAGAAATTTGATGCAGACATATTTAGAGACGCAGTAGAAGAAGTTATAGTTAACGGTCTAACACTTCCCTGTAGTGATCCGCTCATTACTAGTAAGTCTCTTACATAGTTTTTTGCAGGAGAAGAACTACCAAATCCTAAATAAATTTCATTGCTTGCAGAAACAAATACGTTAGCACCGTGGTTTACAGTCGTTAATGCAATGTCTTGAGCGGTGCTGAGTGGTTGTAATGCTAATGGGTTTTTAGTTGTACCAAGTTGTACCCCTGCCTGGCTGTAGATAGCCGTTGGGCTTAAAGGATATAGGTATCCTCCCCATGCTGTGTTCGGGAATCCAAAAGCGCTTGAATGTCTTACAACTTTAATACCTCCGTCACTGGTTGTTGTGATGGCATTAGATCCTGTATTAAGTATCTCTAACGATCCTGTGATTTGAGCTATTCCAGAATAGGGAAAAGTACTTGTTCCCGATGTTCCAGGGGCGCCTTGGGCGCCTTGAGCACCGTTAGTCCCGTTATTACCAGCTGATCCTTGAGCACCTTGAGCACCGTTAGTTCCAGGAGAGCCTTGAGCACCGTTATTACCAGCTGATCCTTGTGCGCCTTGAGAGCCTGCTACATTACTAGCTGCTCCTTGAGCACCTTGTGCTCCGTTGGTACCTGCTGCGCCTTGAGCACCTTGTGATCCGGTAACTCCAGCAGCTCCTTGAGCTCCCGTAGCTCCGGTTGGTCCTACGATTCCTGCTGCTACTATATTAACAGTCGGGGTAGAGGGTTGTGCAATCTCTACACTGCTAGCAGCATTCTGAGATACTGTAACTTCGTTATTACTAACCTGTACAGTTAAGCTCATCGAGTAACTTCTTTATCTAATTTAACACTTCCTTGCAATAGTCTTGTAACTGTAATACCTGTTACTAGTTCTAAATCGTAGTAAGCTGTATCAAAGCTAAATCCTGATGAAGAAGCTGCTGAAATATAAATTCCAATTGAACCTGAAGATAAAGGAAGGGTACCGGCAGAACCGCTAAGGTTTAAACCTGTTCCATCAGCGTCTAAAGAGCTTGATAAATTACAAATTACTGTAGAAGAATCTTTAGTTTCTCTGATCTGCATACGGGCATGATACCCGGACAAGTCTACTGGAGTTCCGTTTGCATCTTTGTATACAACCTGGAAGCTTGTGGTAGAGCCCTGTTCAACTGTGAATGAATATTTGCCTGCAGCCATGAGAGAAATTTATAATAAATAGGATTTGCGCTTTAATCCCTAAATGTCTCGTATACCTTTAAGATCGGTTCAACGATTGGGTGTCTGTGATTCTGCTTAAGTGTAACAACACGTACTCCCTTAACCTGCTCTTCAACCCGAGTTAAGAACGAAAGACCTGTCTCTTTTTTGATTTTAAGATCGATCTGGGCGATATCACCGCAGATTGACATCCAGCTATTTTTACCTAGCCTTCCTAGCACCATCTCCATCTGGGTATGGGTTACGTTTTGGGCTTCATCTACAATCACAAAAGCATTGATGAAAGTTCTACCTCTCATAAATGCAAATGGTAGTATTTCAATTCTACCGTCTTCTACTTCCTTGTCGATTTTCTCTTTTGAGTAGAGGAGGTAGAGATTGTGGTAGATTGGTGCAAGCCACGGGTCCATTTTTTCTCGGATGTCTCCGGGGAGGAAGCCAATGTCTTCTTTAGCCACTGTTGGTCTCGTGATGATAATCTTTTCGACTTCCCCGGTAAATAAGAGGTCAAGCGCAGTTTGAACAGCCACCAGAGTCTTACCACTTCCAGCCATACCACGTAGAACGGTGACGGGATTAGATAAGATAACTTCCTTAGCGGCTTTCTGTTCCTCATTTAGAGTGATATTGAACTTGATTGGGTTCTTGGGGCGTCTCTTTGCTTTGAAGATCTCGTCTTCGTGATGGTTTGAGGCCATAAGTGTAACGTTAGTTAATATGTCTATAAATAGACAAAAAAAGAAGGGGCCCGAAGGCCCCCTCAGTATTGCTCTATCCGAGTTCTATTAGATAGTAGCTACGTCAGAAACGTAGATCTTACCGTAGAATTCTGGACGGATCATCTTCTTAGCGTAACGAGTCATGATGCCCTTCGTTGGAGTGAAGTTAGCAGGATCGTACACTAATGGAGTCATCATAAGAGGGATGTAAGGAGCGTAAACCGCACCAGTCTCTAGGAACTGTGAACCTCTGTAGCCCATAAGGATTACGTTCTCAGTCATGTATGGGTTCTTGTATACACGGAAGCGGCTGTTAAGCTGACCTACCTTCTGTACGCCCATTGCGAAGTCCATTTTGTCTCCGTTTGTATCAGCAGCGTATCCTGGGATTGACTCGAGGATAGTTGCAACAGTTGGAGAAACTACTAGGAAGTTTGCACCGCCACGTAGAGTCTTCTGGTGGATCTTGTTAGACACCTTCTGGATCTTAGTACCAAGAGTTTGGAACCACTGACCTTGAGTGTTGTAGAAGTCTGAAGTAGCAGTTGACCAAGCAGTGCCGTTCCATACTTTGTTGTTCTCAGCTGACCACTTCTCAGTAGTAACTGCGTCTTGGATAAGCATGTCAAGAAGCTCAAGATCGATTTCCATAGAGATGTACTCTGATAGAAGTGAAGTAAGCTCAGCCTCAGCGTCGATGCTGTGGTAAGCGTTAAGGTCTTGAGCGAATTCTGGAGACCATTGAGCCTTAAGCTTTCTAGTCTTAGCAACGATAGCTTCAGAAGCAAGAGATACGTTGATCTCAGGGATGATTGGGCTTCTGTCGTCAACACCGCCAGTGAATTCGAAGTCACCTCTAGAAGTGTCAGCAGGCTGCTTGTGGTAAGTTACTGAACCAGTAACGTCAGTAGTGTTAGTGATAGCAGAAGCTGATACTACGAAAGTAACGTTGTTACCAGATACAGTAGTGAACTCTGGGTGAGTTGTTACATCTACTGAACCAGAAAGGATGCGGAAAGCTCTTACTCCCTTGCTATCGAAGCCAGTGCCTGATAAAGAGATAGTAGCAGTCTTGAACTCAGATGGCTTAACACCGTCTTGGTAGCCGATAGAAGCTGAAGTAGCTGAACCGTAAGCAACCTGAAGAGTAGCTGAAGCTGAAGCGATAGTGTAGCCGAATTGACCAGCACCGTAAAGACCGCCAGAAACTTCCTCGTCTACAGACATTTTGTCGTTAGCAGATGATACGTTACCGTACATGTTGTCACCAGCTGTACGACCGTTAGCAGTAGTACCGTACTTGAAGTCAAGGTAGAACACAAGACCTGAAGGAAGGTTCATAGGCTGTACAGATACGAAATCTTTAGCAGCGATCTGAGCGAATACCTTTCTTACAAGTGGTAGAGCAACGCCAGCCCACTGTTCTGCGTTAGCAGTTCCAGTACCCATAGCGCCAGTACCAGTTGAGTTCATTTCCTTGATGATTTGCTTTGCTTGGTTCTCAAGGATAACAGACATGTTGTTTTTGTCGATGTCGTTACCTAGGCCCTCAAGTAAGCCAGTTGCAGACCACTTGTCAGCGAGTCTAGCAGCATCAGCTTGCAGAGACTTAAAGCCCTGTGCTGATTCGTTTAAAAGAGAATTTAATTCCATGTTTGAAATTTGGGTTTTTATTTAATAATACCTGCAAGTTTTTGCATACGTAATACAGCCTGGTTAGCTTCAGTGATTACTTCTGGCTTGGTAGAGATTCCTGTGGCAGCTGAAGCAAAGCCCTTGGCCTCCTTCACTACTTCTTTCTTACCTCCAGCAGTAACGTTGTCGCTAACTGTTTCGTATACTAGCTTCACTTCCTTAACTGTTTCAGCCTTATCGAAAGCAGCGATTACGTTTGCTTTCTGACCTTCAGTCAAGTTGTTAGCCTTGAACACTTTGTTTACGTAGAGTAACTTAGCGTTAAGCAAGTTAGTCTCGTTTAATTCGTTACGAAGAGTTTCGATAGTTGATAGAGCTTCAGCAAGTTCGTCAGAATTCATTGGAGCAGCTACAGGAGCTTCTTCCATGTTCTTCTTAGAAAGTGCAGTGATAACTTTCGAGAATGCAGCCTTACCTAAATCAGCGGCCACGTTGATGGTCTTGATAAGTGGTGCTACGCCTGCAACTCCGGCTAATGCTAGCATACCTGAGACTACTCCTTCTGGGTTAGTTCCCATTTTTGTTGCTAGGTCAGCAAGCATCTTAGCAGTATCAGAGTCTAGGCTCTGTATGATCTGCTCGATAGCTTCTGTTACTACCTCGTCGAGTTGTTCTTCCTCTAGATTACCGTGCATGTCTTTGTCATACTCGGTAGTTGCATGAGTGCTGTTGATATTTTCCTCATTAGAGATCTGTGCTAGCTCGGCCATGAGTTCGTCGATATTGATTTCTTCTGCACCAGTATCAGTTGTTGCAGTCATATCTTCAGCACCCATTTCCTCAGCATCAGCTTCTAGTTCGTCCTCTTGAGCCGCTTCCTCGTCGCCCATTACTTGCATAAGTACGTCGCGGATTAAGTCCTTAAGGTCATCAACGCTCATCTCGCCAACTTCCTCTTCTTCTGCCTCGTCCTCTGATTCTTCAGAGTCAATCTCAGCTTCTTCGCCGGCTTCTTCACCTTCTGCTTCGCCTTCTTCTTCAGCGCCTTCTTCTTCTGCTTCCTCAACAGCCTGTAGGCCGTCTGGTCCGATAGCTTCTTCAAGGGCCTCTTCAGCTACTTCCTCTGTTACTTCTTCTTCAGAAATTACAGCGGCAGGTGCTTCCTCTTCTTCCATCTCAGCGAGACGTTGAGCTAAAAGCTCTTTCAATTGAGGAGTTAGAGACTCTTCCAAAGCAAGTTTAGCATTAGCAATGGCAGCTTCACGAATAGACTTAGCATCGGCAATAGCCTGCTTAAATAAATCTTTGTTAGCCATGTTGTTAACTTTGGATTTGTACACCCATTAAATCTTTGCGGGGGTGTAATGTAGTTTGTTTACATTCGATATCGTATCTGTGACGATATATTCGTATATAAATACATATGAGTTCCGAAAACAAAAAAACCCCAACCTTTCGGTCAGGGCGCCTAAGGTAGCAGGCTTCTTTATGCTTCTAAGCTAGCTAAGACCCTATAATTGTTCTGCATTCTTTTGCTGAACTTATTTTTGGTCTTCTTGCTTAACGGCTTAAAAGCAGCTTCGCGTTTCTTAGCTGAGGATGCCATTATTTTGTTTTTCCTTCAGCGGTTGAAACTTTTCTGTATTCTGTAACAAGTTTCTTAATCTCTCCTAGATTCTTACGGGCTCTTGCTTTTGCGGCCTTAGTCTCTTTGCTGTGATTAGAAACGAATTCTTGATACAGGGCATCAATCTTTTCAAATAACTCTTGTGATGTCATAACTAATAAAATTAAATTAATGTTTAGGGTATTCCCTAGTTTACATATCCTCCATGGATACGTGTCTACCGTGAGGGTAGTATAGGTCTGCTAGCTTTTCTAGCTGGTCTTCGTCTAGCTCGGTTCCGTCTACAAATGTAGCTTTATCGATAAACCACTCTAGTCCGTTTCCGAAATCGTCTTTTGCTGTCTCGATAGAATCGAACATTACTTGTTTTCCGTCAACGATGTATTCATCGCCTTCCATACGGGTTTCGCTTTCTGCCTCATTTACACTCAGCATCTTAGAGTTGGAAGTAAGCTTGTTCTCTACTAAGAATTTTTTTAAATCAAAGTTTTCCATAATTATGCTCTTAAAATGTCTCCGATAATGTTGTGAAGCTTGCTGTAGCGGTCTACAATCTGCTTGACTTCATTTAAGGAAACGGGGTTTAAAAATGCTCCGTGTGTTGAAGGATTCGATACGAAATCCCAGCACACCAAATCAAAATCGTCTTTAACCATTAGGGTGTTCTCACCAATTGGTTGAACCGAACCTGTGCCTCTAGAAGAGATACCGATTGTGTGTCCGCCTTTGATGATTTCTTTTACGATGTTACCGGCCGGGGTGTTGAGTAACTCAACCTTACCCATTAGTTCATCTCCGTCCCACCATAGATCCTTAACTACGTGAGAGGCATTCTTTAGTGATACAATCGGAGATTCTGGGTGATCTAGTTCACCGTATGCATTACCAACCTTAACGAAAGATTCCATGTATTTCTTAACCTCTCTATCGAGGATAGATCTTTCGTAGATTCTTCCGTTCTGGTTTTTCTTTCCGGCTCTCTGCATAACACCTACTACCTCGAACACTCCGGGTCTTTGCTTGGACTCGGTGATCGTAGGACGGAAAGGTGTATATTCGATTAAGAGATTTGCCATGATTACTTTAATTGTACAATATGAGACATTGGTACTTCGTACGTATCACCGTTTAAGTCTTCAACGGTAACGTTATCCCCATTGATTTTAACTACCTCAACATTGTAGGTGTATTCATCTCTGCTAATGATACCAGGTTTTACATCAACTTTTTCACCTACCTTAAGGACTTCTTCAGTTAGTACTCTTTTGATAAGAGACTTTACTGCTTCTTTAAGCTGTTTCTGTTCTTCAAGGCTGTGCGGGATGTCAGGTTGACCTGCAATAACATCCATTCGCTCTTGAGCTTCTTGATCGATGTAGTAGTTTTCTTTAAAGTCTTCAAAAGCAGCAATAAGCTCGTCCTTAGACATATCTTTGTACTTTTCAGGCTCTTGCATTACTTTAGCTCGGAAAGCTTTACCTACGTTAGCAGGCTCTTCACCTACTGCAGCAGCTACTTCCGGTTGTGCTAGATCATCTCTTACATTGTCCTGATCTCTTGTAAAAGCATTTTGAGTATCACCTTCGTGAAGTTTTGCTTTCTCCATTTTTTCACCCATCTCAGGCATGGTCTGGGCATTCTTGTAGTGGAGAGGATTTTTTGCTAGATTCTTAGCAGCTTTCTCTTTTGCTTTTGTGTACTCTTCTTCAGAAGGAGTTCCTTCGATACCCTTAGCTTCTAGTTCAGCTCTAATGCCGTCATCTAAAAGGTCCGGAGCAATTAAATCGATAGGATCTACTTCAGGCTTTTTGTAGGCCGTTACTTCTTCTTTTTTAGCTTCAGCAATCATACCTCTGTTCTTGAGGATGGTTGTCATATCTTCAAAGCTGTTAAACTTAGAAACAACGTTAGGAAGCTGCATAACTGCATCTCTCCTGAATTGCTCTTTTGAGAAGTTTCCTTCTAGAACAGCATTATATTTTTCCTGTAGTGTTCTCATTTGAAATCAAACATTTTAGTGTGTGAGGGTCTCTTTGGTCTTTCTGCTTTAGTGTAACCAAAGCCCTTCATTGTCTTAACGGCTCTGTTGTCTTTTTTTCCTTTTGAAAAAGCGAAAGGAATTGCGATAGGTCCAACAGCTCCTGTTGCATTCATCTCGTTGAGCTCTTGTTGAATAAGCTCTCTTAGCACTTCGATGAATTCGCTCTTTTTCATATTGACTTTAACTCATTTACTAATTCGTAGTATTGCAACAAATTAACAATGTGATTATCGTCGATACGAGTCTTCTTATCTAAAGGCTTAATGATCTTATGTACTTCGTCAAGCTTGATTTTTACAATCTCGTCGTTTACCTTAGACTTCAGAGTTTCAACTTCTTTAGAGATCTTCTCTAATTCTTCGTTGATCATATTTCTTAACTTAACCTGAGATTCAGAAGCTGTGATGAACTCTCTTAGGATTGCTTTCTGCTCAGGTAGGAAGTTTTCGTACTCGCCGTTAAACTTCTCAAGTAAAATTTTGTAGGTAAGGAGTCTTAAGTCCTTATCGTATTTTGCATACTCCTCAACTAGCGCATCTTTAACATCAGCCTCGTTTTGTTTTTTGGCTGTTAAATGCTCTAAAATAGTAATTTTATTATCTACTAGAGTCTGAGGATCAGAAAGATCTTCTGCATTTTGTGCCTCCATCAGGCAGTACATAGCCGCTAAAGGCTTATAGTCTCTTACCTTCATAGAGAAGAACTCCTCTAGGTCGTAAGAGGTCTTAATTTCAGCAATAAGGTCGTACTTCTGCTTTCTGATGGCAGTTCTATCTAATTTATTTGAAATTTCAATAACGGTAGATACGATGGTTTCTGCTTTGGGCTGAGATACTCCTTTGTTTTTAAGGATGTATTCGTATAGTTTGAATTCTCTTACCAGTGAAGTTTTACCGGTGTAGAACTTCTTCATGATCTTCACCGCCGGGGAGTCTTTCCTCGAGAGAGTGTCGGCAGCAATCTGCTTTACCAACAGCTCAAAAATAAGGCCGGTGTTTTTATACTTTGAATGCTTAATTTTCATGAGTATGTAATTCTACTAATATAAATATATGTTACTTATCTAAATCCTTAATATTGCTTTCATCCAGTAGTGTGCTGGATTCTGCAGTATGATCCTGTTCAAAGATTAGCTTTTTACGCTCTTTGAATAGTTCCTGATTTTGATAGAACACTGCTCTAGTAGCGAGACTACTTTCCTTCAGTTTGTCATTCTGAGACTCGTAGCCTCCTTTCATATCATGTTGTCCGAGTCTGTCTCTTCCTAGCGGATCTTCTTGAGTTCCGTAGATAGACATATTAGTTCTAGGGCGACCTTCCGGGTTAGGTTCACCTACTAGTTCATCGTAACCAACAGGTACCTTTTGTGAATCTGCTCCTCTTCTACCGTACATCGAAGCAAGGTCGTGAGGAGTTCCGTAAGATATACCTGATTTAGCTGGGTCATTGCCTTCGTTCTCAATTTGAGTTGCACGGAAGGTTCTCTTGCTATCTTCTCTGATAAGATCACGCATTTCATTGTACTGATCCTCAGAAAGGTTGAAGATGTTTTCGTAGATGTAGTCAGAAGAGAATAATTTGCTATCCATCATCTGGCTTGCTAGGTCGATCTTCTCTTTTAGAAGGGCAACTTTCTCCTGTTCGTAAATGATAGAAGGAGTTGTAAGCTTAAGTTCGAAGTTGGTTAAGCTTTCACCTTTGTAGCCCTGAGTGTATAAGTGAATAAGAGCGATCTTGGTAAGCTCTGATTCGATGATGCGCTGGATTCTTTCGATTGTTCTTGCAAAACGAATATCTTCTGCAGCTAGAGTTGCTTTACCTTGAAGGTCTCCTTCGTATCCAAAGTATGCTTTAGGTACTTTAAGGGCAGCAAACATCTTATCTCTTAAGTACTCAACGTCTTTTGTACCGTCGTATTCAAGTCCTTTAGTTGTATCGATTCTAGTTGAAGTATCTCCTCCACGAACTGGGATGTAGAAGTCCTCGATCATGTTCTGCATATTGAAACGCAGGTTGTATTGGCCGGTTTGAGGATCTACATAAGGAGTTTTCTTCATCTGGTTGATAGTCTTCTGCATGAACTGCTCAACCTCGTTTGGTGGTACGTTACCAACGTTGATGTAGAAGGTTCTCTTTTCAGGAGCTCTCATGATGCGGTGAATCAACATCGCATCTTCCATAAGGATCAACTGCTTGAATACTTTTCTAGCAGGCTCTAAATAAGAACGGCCGTAAGGAAGGAAGTTGGTATCAGATAAAAGACGGAAGTGTGCTACTTCATAGTTATCTAATTGAATTACTTTATCCTTATGTCTAGGAATGTAGTTAGGATCGGTAGATGAAGCGATTCCGTCCGGATCAATAGTAAAGGTTACTTTAGCAGGAGCGTTAGGATCCTGACTCTCATGGCGTACCATACTGTAGACTGTATACGGCAGTACGTTATAAACACCGAATGTCTCTGCAATTTCTAACTTAAGGAAGAAATCACCGTACTTACACATATTACGAGTCCAAGACCAGAGATTGAACTCAATATTAAGTACGTCGTAAAATAAGTTATTTAAAATCTTCTTGATATTTTCGTCCGATGTCTTAACTGTAAGCACATCACCCATAT